AATCTCTATCATTCTTGTAGGGATTAACTATTTACGCTTCTTACCGCCGTGGTAATTCGGGCCGCCCGGAGCTGCCCCTGCCTTGCGGGCGAGATTGCCGATCACTCCACCTGGAACACCTTGGGCTTTGAGTTGCGCCGCACGTCCGCCGTAACCAAGTTTGTTGGACTTACCGTCGTACGAGCCTGATTTCTTAATGGGTGCCATTATGCCGCCTCCGATGGTCTGAGATGAACAAAACGTCTCTGCGTTTCATGTTGGGATCGGGGACGTAAATGTATCCCTGGCGATGGATGGTCTTGATCTGACAGCCGAGATTTGCCTTGCTCAGCTTGCGCCGGATATTGCACAGGTGGATGTCAAGAATCTTGATGTCTGGCTGCTCACCGCCAAACCTAGTGGCGTAAAGCGCGGCATAAATGCCTTCCTTGGTGGAGATACGGTTTCCACGGCCGATTATGTAGGCCAACATCGTGCGTTCATTCGATGTGAAATGAATCTGGTTGAATCCAGGTTGAGCCGCGAGAATGTCGCCCGTTTCAGCGTCGAGGCTATTGGCGTATTTGAGGGCCTCGATCTCGCCCGTCATTTCATCAATCCGGGCGGAAATCTTGCTGACCATCTCATTGCCCTTGGGGCCTAGAACGGCTTTGAGATCAGCCAGAATCCTTTCTACTTCTTCCTGTGGTTTCATTGCTGTTCCCTCAAACAGGTTAATAGGCTGCGGCCCCGCTGGCTGCTTTCGCGGACACCGGACGCGGTGACGGGAGGTGGGTTACTTGACGACGGAAGGAGAAACGCCGCCGGGCTTACCTGCCTGTTAAGGCGCCGCAGAATGAATAAGCCTGTCCGCGCTCGGTGCTGGCCTAGTGGCTAGATCGCATGGGCTGCGTGTGCCAGGCGGCGGGACAGGCTATTCGGTCACGCCCTTCCAGCCGTAAGCCGGGCCATTGATATGCCGGGCATGACGTTCGGGCGGATTGTGGGTTTGGGCTTCTGTTTTGAGGCCGGTATTGCCTTGTACTCGCTGCTATATATGCGGCCGGAAAGTATTTGGCATATGCAGCCTTCGCTCACACCGAAGCGGGCTGCAATGGCGCCTAAGGTCATGCGGGGATTATTCCGCCTTACCTCTCGTATAGCCTCGCGTTCTTCCGGCGTCAGGCGACGGGCCATGCAGAACCTCGGTGATTGGGAGTTAGGTGGTAGCATAGGCCGTTAGGTGAAACGCAGAAACGCCCCCGGCGCTCGGGGTCTGTGCCCTTCTACGAACCAGCCCAGATGCGGGTTCGGCCACAAATTGTAACTGATATGCTAAGGGCCCAACCGTTTCCGATTGGGCCCCTAGCTGGCGCACCTATTTGATATCCCGGCGAATTGCGCCGACATACCCGATACGCTATAGCTGCTTTAAAGCGCGCTCAAGATAATATTTCAGGTCGAGCGCAGATTGTTTTACGCGCGGGCGATAAACCTCCCGCATATACCATGCCCTGCATCGCTTGCAGTACCGGCCGGTCGTATCGCGCTCGCCAAGGCAATGAGAACAAAGATGGCGCCCCTTGGGCTTCCGCTGGCGGTGCGAGAATGTTTCATGACAAACATTAGGTTTTACGCAATCGGGGACGTTCAACTGCGCCCCCCCGTAAATGCCTCGATCAGGCTATCCAGTGCTTCGCAGAAGCGAGGCCAGATGGCGTAGCGATAGCTGGGCTGGATCAGACGTACGGCCTCTGACGGCATTGCCCCCTCGCCACATACCAGCTTGATTATGATCGCGTCGCGCTGGCCCAACGGCCGCTTGTATGGGTTTGGCCCACGGCCTTCCAGAGCCTCCAGAACCCGCATGGCGTCGATCTGTCCGGCAGCAAGGCACCCTGGCTCCATGCGCCCTCCGGTCACGCTAAGGCCCTGTGACGAGTCCCTGCCGCTGGGATAGCGCTTGATCCATAGGGTGTTGTAATCGCTCCATGCCTGCGCCCTCTGACGGGCGGAATACTTGTCGCTGCCATGATTGAGGCGGCCTTGGTCGAGGGCTCGGTCCCAATCGAACAGGGCACGGTATCCCTCCCCGCCGCCGGCTGCTTTGGAAAGGTTCCGGTCCTTAACGAAGCGGTCGGTGATAATCGCCGGCGCCTCGACGAGTTCGACTATCTGGCGGTTTGTAGCACGCTTTCTCATGCCAACCGCCCATAATTGATTTCCGCCTGCGTCTCTGCCTCGCGCACCAAAATCCTATCCCACAGGTCTAGCGCCAGCTTGGCGTTGCGCTCGCTGAACAACACGTCAGGGCGACCGGCACGGAAATGCGGCACAGGCTGACCCCGCCGGATCAAGTCCGCCGTTCCTTCCGCCTTGGATTTACCGATCACCAGCGCGCGAAGGTCGATTTCCTCAGCCTTCCTGCCATCGTTCAGCACCGCGCATTTCAGCGACCATGCCACGCCCTTCGTGCAGGCGTCACGGGCCATCTGGGTTCGGCTGACAGCCTTCCAGTGCTCCCACCGTTCGGTACCGCTGATTTTGTCCGTATCGCGCCGAGAGGTCGCCGCAGAGGCCGGAATCCGGTTCTGACGGGCACCGCGCGCCGCCGACACAAACACCGCTGGGAGGGGCCATGCGCCCTTGCTGTAGGTCGCACAAACGTCCGTCCATGCCGCTCGCAGGTCCGCCGCATCGAAGCCCTGCAAGACTGAGACGTAATCGCGCAGCGCCGCCGCCTGGTCGTTGGCCGGCATGTTCTGCTTGGGCGGATAAAAAACCCGCTGCATGGGCTCAAGGATCTCGGTTTTTACGGCTTCGGCGCTCATAGGCTGTCCAGGTTGATTGGTTTCCATTCGGGCTTGTCAGGCTGGCGCGATCCAGGCGGCGCGCGGGTCATGGTCAGCGCCTTGCGCGCCCACGTTCGCCATGTCGCCGGCCAGTCCAGCGCCAGCGTTCGGGTCTTGCCGCCGTGGTAATCCCGGAACTGGTCAGCCTCGTCCTGAACGCGGGCAGCGAGGTCCGGCCTGCCCTTGTCGGTCCAGTGTTTGACGGCCCAAGCCAGCTCGGGCGGTCCGGGAAACAGCGGTGGGAGCGCGGTTTTCCTTGGCGTGGACGGAACGCTCGCCTCGGGCGCATCGGCCCCCGAACGTAGTGAGGGGGGTTCTTTCTTCTTCTTTTCTGGTTCTGACTCTGGTTCTGAAGAATGCCGTGGCAAATCCCTGGCAATTGCTACGGCCTGTTTGTTGTTTTTCAATGCCTTAGCGTTACCGCCATTGCGTCCAGCCGCAGCACGTTTCTGAGATTTTTCCTCGGCTTTTTGAAGTTCGGCGCGAAGCCTTTTTTGGGTAACGCGACCGCTTTCGATGGTTAGGAGGGCCATCACGTCCCCCTTGATCCGGTTCCAGCGCGTCACGGTAAGGCGGGCAATCCGGGCGAGCTTGCTATCGTCCGCCTCCAGTTCAGCGCCATTGGCCCGCCACATGGCGAACAGGATCAGCAGATACGCGCCATGCTGCTCGGTGGTGAGATGTTGGGTGTCGGCCAGATAGTCAGCGACGTAGAATTGGAGGAAGGGCGTGCTCATCAACCCACCTTCCTGACCAGGCTGCTGGCGGGAACGAATATGGGTGTTGTGGCTGGCTGCGGTGGCTCAGTTTCGGCCTTGGCTTTCTTCCGCCATGCGTCGCACTGAGCCCTGCGTTTATACGCAGCCTTCCTTGCCGCGATGATTGCCCGCCGAGATTCTTCCGCTTCCAGATAGGCGGCGCCTGCCGGAGTTATGTCGATCCTGACGCGGATAAGCCCTCTGGCAGCCATCGTCCGCACCGTTTCAGGCGCGATCATAGGGGCCATGTCTGTCATGCTCAGGGAGTGATCAACCTGGGATAGCTTCTTGAGGACATAATATCGCCGGTCTTCTGGTGTGCGTAGGTCGCTCATGCCGCCACCGCCATAGGCTCTACCGCGACATGCATCATCTGCACGTCGCCAAAGGTCACAGAAACAGCTCCGACATGCTTCCCGCTATCGTCCGCCAAGACGCCAGCCTTCACCAAAAGATCGAGGACGGGCTTAATCCGGTTGTCGCAGTCGCCGCGTGTTGCATTGGGCAGGGTAATAGCGACGGATGCGCGAGCGCTTATTGGTTTGGCGCGCTGGGCCGTGAGAGCCTTTAACTCGCCATCAATCCAACTCGTATACCGGGCTGTGCGGCGGCGACCGCCGTTCCGCAGATTATGGAATAGGTTGTTCACGCTAGGAGGTGTGGAGAGAACAAAGACTGTCACTACTCATTCCTTCGGCGGATGGCTGCCCTTGACCTCTGCTCTCAGCGCATCGTGTGTTTGCTCATATTTCTTTTGAGAGAGACGGACAGAGGCGTTAGGGTGACGCGGCGCGTCTGCGATTGAGCGAAGGTGGATCATCCCAAAGCCCTCCCATCATGGATTTCAGCACGATGCAGAAGCCCGTAGTCCTGATAGGCTTCGCGTAATGCTTCGCCACATGCCTTGATGGCTAGTGGACGGTAGTTTTCGGTGTAACCGCAGCCGGTGGTGCGTAGGCCGATCATGCGCTTGCTTAGAAGCGCGACACGCTCGACGGGATGGAGGGCGTTGGTCATGCGCCACTCCTTGCGTAACTATTGACGAGCATTGCCAATGCACGCTCGCGGTCTGGATTGATGGTTTCCTCATGGCCTATGAATTTCAGGGCCATTGCCTTCAATTCTGGGATTGTCTGGCAAGCATTCAGGAAGTGCGCCAACGACATTGCATTGATGCCGCCCTTGGCGTTTTCAGCCGCGCGCAGGCTTGATCCCGATGCGTCGGCAATCTCCTTTGCCGAGACATTGGCAAGCGCATCGCTAAGGGCGTCGGTCACGTCTCTGGTGGTGTGACGTTCAGTAATCGTTCTGCGGTCGCCGCGATGAAAGTTTCGGCGTGTCGAGTACGAGGAAATAGGCATTGGTTCTCCGCTCCTATGGTGGGGCGTTGAACCGAGTTTGTTTTGTGATCCTTGACCTGACAGATAATCGCCGCCGACTGCTGCAACAGTCGAAGGCCAGCCTCGTTGAAATGAGGAATGTGCTTGCGAAAGTCCCATTAGACAGCCCTCACCGTCATCTGGTGGAGGCTGCCGTCCGCCGTCTGGTGCAGAAAGTCGAAAGGCTTTCTCACCCGCTGGATCGCGCCAGCAAAACTTGAGCGAAAGATTTGATTAACTGCAAAGCAGTGTCCCCAATGCCTATTTTTAGAGGCCGCCGCATAATTGATGGCGGGGTGAAAAATGGGCTTGGAAATGCAGGGGTTTTCTTCATACGAAGCAAAGGTATTGTTCGCGTTCGTTATGCTGATGCTAGGATCATTCATGGAACTGCGTACAGAACGGCACGGATCGGATTGGTGCCGACGCAAGTTCGTCGGTCGGGTTCGCGCGAGGATCGAACCGGCGCGCGGCGTGGTCTCCATCTCGTCCGTGAAACAGGACGCATTGCATCTGGCGTCCCATGTGCTGAGAGACCATTGCCGGTCGTGTGGCAAGTGCGAGTTGAAGATCGCGCCCCCATAGGCCATCTAGCGCATACCTCCAAGGATGCTCAGAAGCATCAGGAAGCTCGCAAGGGCTATGAGGGAGCAGGCGAAGGTCATGCCTCGCCCCCGATGAAGGTGTGCCACGGCATTCCGGTAAGCGATGCCAGCACGCGGGCCGTCTCCGGCGATGCGCCGCTCTTGCCTCTGCGGATGCGTGAAATCTGCGACCGAGAAACCTTGCCCTTCGCCTTCTCGGCTAGGTCCGGGTCCTTCAGCTTGTTCTTGGCCATCCATGTGGCGAGCTGCGTCATCCCGCCAATGTGCACTACCTGCACATCCCGCGCAAGCCCCTCGCCGGCCAAAATGTGCATTTAGTGCCATGGCGGCTTTTTTTGCCATGCAGCAAAATGTGCTTATGGCGAAAAAGCCGAAAAAGCATGGGAAAGGGGGCGGACCCGGTCACTTCATCCGCCAATGGCGCGAACACCGCGACCTGACCTTGGAGCGGCTGGCAGAGCGCGTGGGGCTCACCCACGGCACCTTGTCACGGATCGAGCGGGGGAAGACGGCCTACACCCAGCCCGTCCTAGAGGCCCTGGCAGACGCATTAAACACGACCCCGGCCAGCCTGATCATGCGCAACCCAGCCGATCCTGACGCCTTCTGGGACCTCCTAGAGGCCATCCCAGCCCAGAGCCGGAGCCAGGTCGGGGAAATCCTCAAGACCTTCGCCAAGAAAACCGGCACCAACGGCTAGCTAACCGCCCGATTCCGCTACCGGATCACTGCGCCCAAAATATTCTGAGCATTTAATGCACATTCCTATTTACAGGCATGTGCATTTGGTGCACAGTCCTCCCATCGCTTCGGCACTGAGCCGGGCAGAAATGGAGAGGGAAATGGCAGTCGATCCGCTTACGCAGAAGGCCGCAGAGGTCATTGGGCAGCTTCAGGCGCTCGCGCCCAAGGCAACGGGGCTGGCTATTGAAGCTGTGCGGTATGGCGCTATGGCGGACCTCATTTGCGGCGTGATCGCGGCGGTCGTACTGACCGCCTTGGCGGTGTTTGTCTGGACGCGCTTCATCCCGTGGGCCAAGCGGAACATGGGAGGTTACGGCGCCTCAGAGGTCGCCGCCGTCTTCGGCAGCATCGGCCTCGCCGCCCTTAGCATTGGTCTTGTTCTGATGGTCGCGGCCACTGTCCTGAATCCCTGGACCTACATCGCCCTCTACCACCCCGACATTTACGCGGCTCACAAGATCATCGAAGCCGCAACCAACTGACCGCCTAACGCACACCCCCGTCGAACGAACAAGGAATAGGGAAATGGCGAAGAAGAAAGAGGCCGAGACGGTCCTGGCGGTAAAGGCGTTCGACGCCAATCTCTCCTGCCGTGGGTATAAGTTCGAGGTTGGCAAGACGTATTCCGTCGATGGCGAGGTGGTTATTTGTCAGAACGGGTTCCACGCCTGCGAAAACCCGTTCGACGCTCTGTCCTATTACCCGCTGGTTGATAATGCCGGAAAGCTGTCCCGCTTCGCCAGTGTCGAACTGACGGGCCAGATCGCGCGCCACAGTGAAGACAGCAAGGTCGCTGGCGCATCCATCACACTCAAGGCCGAACTGTCTCTGCCCGAGTTCATTGGCAAAGCTGTAAGCTGGATTGTCGATTACACCAAACTGAAAGCCGCCAAGAAAGATGGCGCAGAAACGCTGAACGATAATGGCGGCGACTACGCCAAGATCGGCAGCAGCGGCTACTACGCCCAGATCGGCAGCAGCGGCGACTGCGCCAAGATCGGCAGCAGCGGCGACTGCGCCCAGATCGGCAGCAGCGGCCACTCCGCCCAGATCGGCAGCAGCGGCCACTCCGCCAAGATCGGCAGCAGCGGCGACTGCGCCCAGATCGGCAGCAGCGGCTACTACGCCAAGATCGGCAGCAGCGGCTACTGCGCCAAGATCGGCAGCAGCGGCGACTGCGCCAAGATCGGTAGCAGCGGCGACTGCGCCAAGATCGGTAGCAGCGGCGACTGCGCCAAGATCGTAGCCGAAGGCAAAGATGCGGTTGTGGCATGTGCTGGTGCGCGCGCCACCGTCAGCGGCAAGGACGGTACATGGGTTTCCTTGGCCGAGTATGGCGACAACGGAAAATGCGTCGGCTTTGCGACGGGCCGCATCGGCAAGGACGGACTCAAGCCCGATACCGCATACACGGCAAAGACCGGCAAGTTGGTGGAGGTGTCGAAATGAGTACCCCAAATCACACGCCGCAGATTACCGTTCCATCACGGCGATTTCTTGTGACCCAAGCTGTCCTCGACGCCTACGAGGTATACGCGAACAGAAAGACAAAGCGTCTTCTGGGCCGCGCGGCGGCCCTTGAGTGCTACACATGCGGCGATTGGGTACGGCCTGATTTCTGCGCTGCCGTCCGCACCGAATACCGCCGCATCGCCAGCAAGTATGGGGTGGTGGCATGAGCATGATGCGCTGCCATTCCTGCGGCTGGGTTGTCGATACCGACGACGATCCCGAAGCCATCCAGCCCTACCCCAGCCATCCGGTTCGCGGTGCTCCTGACATTTGTGTCTGCGAGCGGTGCCGCGAGCGTGAGGAAGCCGAAAAGGACGGTGCGGCATGACCCGCCACTATCCCGGAGAGGAATACGACACCCTTCTGGCTATCGAAGCCGCAGACGATGAGGAACGCGCGCAGGACACGTTCTACACCGCTCTCGCAGCCTTCCGTTCCGCCTGTCAGGACACAATGGCGCTGTCAGAAATCATGCGTGACCAGATCGCGGAAATGCTGGCTTGGATGGATGGCGAAGTTCCGTGCCGAGAAATCTGGAACGAACGTATCATTGAACAACGGAGAGTGGCTTAGGCCGGATAAAGGGAGCGCCATCAATGATCCTGAAACCAACAGCGACAGACCCCGAACTTCTCGAATTGCTCAACAAGGCTAAGGGCCGCTGGGAAGCAATGTCGCCAGAGGAACGGCGCGAACAGTTGCGTGCGCAGCGGCGTTCCTGGGTCATTGGAGAAATGATGTTGGAGCACCCCGACATGACGCGCGAACGGGCTGAACAGATTTTTGACCAGATGATTTGAATGGAGGGTCTTATGCCGAGAGACGAAAGCATTGGTGGGGTGACTTGGCACAGCAGCGGGCCGGATGAAGGCCCAGGAGCCACACTATGACCTCCAACATCATTCCCTTCCATCGCCGGACCTATGAACTCAACGGCCCGTTCCTCGGCCCGTCCTCCAAGGCAGAATACCGCTATGAGGATTATCGCTTCGTAAGACAGATGCGACGTGACGCTGAATTGGAGCGGACAAAAATGCCGCGTCCGCTGTCTCACAGCCTCGCGGCATGGGCGGTATTCATCGCCGCCGCGCTGGCGATTGTGAGGATGCTGTGACCACCACCACCATCGAAACACACACAATGTTCTTATGGGGCGATGCACACAGGCTCAAGGAGCTTTCCGAGCATGAGCCTGTCTCTATGTCCGATGTCGCCATGATCCTTGAGACAATCGACACGCTCAAGGCTGTCGCAGAGAAAGGTGGTTACAGTGAACGCGCACACTAAGATTGAGGCCCAGATTTACAGCCGCATGGTCTTGGTCATGCGCGACCTGGAAGCCATCGGCAAGGACAAGACAACCACCATGAATAATGGTGGAAACTTCAAATACCGAGGCATTGACGACCTTTACAACGCCGTCCACCCGATCCTGTCCAGGCATGGCGTCTTTATGACCGCAGAGGTCGTATCAAAGACACGCGAGGAACGCGTCAACAAGCACGGCACCGTTCTGGCCTTTACCTGCCTTCGGATGCGCTACCGCTTTGTGGCCGAAGACGGCTCCGAAGTATGCACGGAAGCAGAGGGAGAGGGCATGGACAGCGGTGACAAGTCCAGCAACAAGGCAATGGCTGTCGCGCACAAATATGCCCTCCTCCAAGCCTTTTGCATACCGACGCAGGATTTGGACGACCCAGACGCACAGGTGCATGAGGTCAAGAGCGAGCGCCGGGCAGAACCAACACAGCAATACGACACCGAGAACGAACGCGAAGTTCAGGAAGGTGCCCAGAATTGGGCTTTGAAGCAGATGGCAATCATCGACAAGGCCGAGCGCCTCCCGGACCTCATCATGTGGCTGGATGAACACGGCGGCGATTGGGCCAAGCCGCAGAGCGGAAGCACGCTGGATCGCCTCAAGCGCAAGGCCAGAGGCTCATTCGATGACTTGAAGCGCTGCTACCAGCTTAAACAGGACGCAATCGGAAAGAAGGTGGCATGAGCCAGTATTACGACATCGTCGGGTTCAAAAAGACCCAGAGCGGCAAGACCATCGGTATCAGACTTGGTTCAGCCAAGAAGCATGAGAAGGACGACGGGTTCTATCTCAACTTCGACGCGCTTCCATATGGGGAAATGTCTGTGTCTGTCTGCCCTCAGCGAGAGAAGCCGGCACGTCAGGCGCAGGCGGAAGATGATGGCGAAATTCCGTTCTAGAGGAGCCGCCGATGCGGAAGCGAATGGAGATCATGCCAGAAGGCGGAACATGGAAGTACAACGATGGCCGCGCCAGCTTCCAGCTTGGCGTTGGGTTCTACTACGACCCATATTTCCCAGCCTTCAAGGTGCGGTTCGGCCTGGGCTTCTGGTTCGCCGGTCTGATGCTCGTCTTTCTCAAATCCAAACCTGAATAGCGGAACGCCTATGACCAGTCTCCAACGCCAAGTTCTCATGGATTGCGCATTCAAGGACAATCGCAGCTTCCTTGACGGCCTCTCCGCCAATTTGGCGGTACAGCAGGGCCGCACCCGCCAGGTGTCGTACCTGCTCGGGCGCAAGATGATCCGCCTCCGTGGGGGGGCGCTACATCGCCACCCGCCTGGGCCGGCGCGCCCTTGCTGAAACCCTGATCTGAGGAGCCCAATCAGTTGTCCCGCGCAACGATCATAATCCGCAATGACGATGACAGGATCAAAGCCGCGTCATGGTGCAGGAGAGCGCCGGATAACACGCGGATAGAATTCAAGGCGTCGAAGCGATCCATCCCACAGAACGCCCGCTTCTACGCCATGCTTACGGATGTGGCCCAGCAAGCTACCCATGCGGGCCGGAAATACACCGTCGATGAATGGAAGGCGCTATTTATGCATGGTTGCGGCAAGGAAATGGAGTTCGTTCCCAGCCTTTCGGGCAACGGCTTTCTACCTCTCGGCTACCGTTCGTCCGAACTGACCAAGGACGAAATGACCGAGCTGATGGAGTTCATGGCCGCATGGGGCGCTGAGAACGGCGTGATATTCCGCGATACGCCGCCGCCGCCATCCAGCGCAGATGCGAGGGCTGCATGAGAACGGCGGAATTTTCCAAGCAGACAAAGCGCGATGCTCTCAAGCGTTCGGGCAATCGCTGCGAGGCGTCCGGGCCGCGCTATGGCCTACCGCCCCGATGTACTGGCGGCTGTGAGCGATATTTTGGAGAGCGCAGCATGACTCCTAGACGTGGGGTTATTTCCGGCATCGGTGCAGTTATCTGCGCTCCGGCAATCGTGCGGGCGTCAAGCTTGATGAAAATCAATTCGCGGCTTGCGATGCCTGTGAGGGTAAGTTCTTTTCCCCCAGCCCGCGCCGCAGCAATACGCATTATCGGGCCGATACATATTTTCGCAGATGATGGGCGGTGTTCTATTTTTCATCCGAATCCGGAGAACGCCGCATGAGCGATTGGCAACCAATTGAGACAGCGCCGAAGGATGGGACAAAGATCATCGTCTTTGATCATTACGATGGTGTTGTAATTGCAAGATGGAGGATGCGCTGGCCGGAGACAGGGTGTGAATGGATTGAAGCGACTGGCGAAGAATACGAAAACTATAGGCCAACTCACTGGATGCCGCTCCCGGAGCCGCCCAAATGAGCCGCAGCGTCAAAGATTGGGTTGGAAAGACTGACGACACGCAAGCGCCGCCGCGCGTCCGGCTGAGAGTATTCGAGCGGTGCGATGGTCGATGCCATCGGTGTGGGCGCAAGATCAGGCCGGGCGAAAAATGGACGCTGGAACATCTCACCGCCATCATTCTGGGAGGTCGTAATTCCGAAGACAACCTAGGCTGCACCTGTGAATGGTGCTTACCGGTTAAGAACGCAGAGGATCAATCCGCCAAATCCAAACTGGCGAAGATCACCAAGCGTCACATCGGCGTCAAAGAGAACAAGCGCGGCTTTACCAAGCCACCGAAGAATTACAATCCATGGACGCGCAGAATAGAGCGCGCGGAGACGCAAGACCATGAGTGACCCAAAGACGACCACCCCATCAGACACAGAGGCGAGGATGCGGGAGATTTTGCGACAATGCTCTAATGAGATGGGTAGCACATTAGTTAGTTTGGATAGCTTGTTTGGCAGTAGGCAACTGCGGATCGTCATTGAAGCCATGCTCCGCGCCAGAAATGAGGCGATAGAGGAATGTGCGAAGATTTGTGAACAACAGCAGCGGGTGTTTCTGTCTCCACAATATGCGGTCGATCAACCGCTCTCTTCTGTAAGGGAACGGTTTGCGTGCGGCCAATGTGCCACTGCCATCCGCCAGCTCAAGACCACCAAGGCCAAAGACAATGAATAGAACCGTCGCAGAGGCCCATTTCAAAGGCGTCGCCACCGAGCGACCGCCAACCGCTTCTGACAGGCTGGATATGACGGATGATGACGATTGCGACCGCCAGTTCTGCGATGGCGGTGTCTTCATCGCCGGTCTTGGGAATCGCAAATGCTGGAAGTGCGGGGCGGGGCCGGATGACGAGTGCGGGGCTGAACCTGTCCCCGAAATCATAGAGCGATAAGGAGCGATAGGCGTGAGCGATCTGCTGACAAGAAAAACCGCGCGCATATCCAAATGCGGGACATATCGGTATCGCCTGACCCGCTGCTGGGGCGATGCGCCGATGTTGCCTTTCGTGATGCTGAACCCCAGCACAGCGGATGCGGACCTTGATGATCCGACGATCCGTCGCTGTATGTCGTTCGCGCGCCGCGAAAAGATGGGCGGCATCGTGGTGTCCAACCTCTATGCGTTGCGCGCCACCGATCCGCAGCGTCTCAAGGAAGTAAACGACCCGTTCGGTCCCGGCAACCAGGACGCGCTTTCGGAGATCGGGACGGACGCGGTGGCCTATAATGTCCCCATCGTCTGCGCCTGGGGCGCGCACGGTACGCTCTTAAGCACATATCAGGCTTGCGACGATCTTAAGAAGCATGGCGCGCGGCTGGTCTGTCTTGGCAAAACGAAGGAAGGCTTCCCTCGCCATCCCCTGTATGTCCGGGGCGATCAGCCCCTAATCCCATTTCCATAATCGGAGCCGCTGATGCAGCAGAAAATCGAGCACACCTACCAACTCACCGCCGAGGAAGTAACGAAGGCGGTGTGGCGCTATCTGCGCGACGAGAAGGGTGTCCCGGTCCCCGCCGAAGCGACTGACATTCTCGTTATGCCGGATGGCCCGCCCCTGGCGCTGCAAGCGTCGTGGACCGTTACCGAAACCCTCATCTAATCGGAGCCGCTGAATTATGCCTTGCCAAGATTGCAAGACGCCCAACCCGGTCTGGTTCGCGCCGAACGCGCTCTGGAATTTGGTGATGGGTGGCCCGAAGGCGAAGGACGATCCTGGTGGCATCGTTTGCCCCAACTGCTTCATTAAACGCGCGGAAGCCGCAGGCCAGGTGCCGACTGCCTGGGTGCTGCAACCCGAACAACCTTTACCGTGACGGAGCGTCTAGTGCATGGCCGCATACTACAACGAGTTCGACCCCTTTGCCGCCGCATGGCTGCGGGAGTTGATCGCGCGCGGCCATATCGCTCCTGGCGTGGTAGACGATCGATCTATCTTGGAAGTGAGGCCCGATGACCTCCGCGGCTTCACCCAAGCACACTTCTTCGCCGGCATCGGAGGGTGGAGCCTCGCCCTGCGCCTCGCAGGATGGCCCGATGACCGTCCAGTCTGGACCGCAAGCTGCCCGTGTCAGCCGCTTTCGAGCGCTGGACAGCGGAAAGGCCATGCCGACGAACGACACCTCTGGCCCGCTCTTTACAGCCTTATCGCCGAGTGCCGCCCTGCAACGGTCTTTGGAGAGCAGGTTGCGAGCCCTGATGGACTTGAATGGGGCGCCGGAATACGTGCTGATCTGGAAGACGGGCGATATGCCTGCGGGCTTGCCGATTTGTCGGTTGCGGGCGTCGGCGCGCCGCACATCAGACAGCGCCTTGCATGGATGGCCCACACCGAACACGCCATCGGGTGGCCCCAACGCCAAATCGACGCCGAAGCACACGGGTGGCATGGATCTGGAGGGCGCTGCATCGCTTGCGAGCTGGCCGACGCCGACAGCGGTAGAAAACAGCGGCGATCCGGAGAAGAAGGAAGCGCGGCGCCAGAAGGCAAAGGCCAAATGGGGCAGCAAGACCGGGAACGGCTTCGGGTTCTCGCTGGCGGAGGTGAGCGAGATGGCGGTATGGCCCACACCGATGGCGGACAATGCCGGGACAGAGACTTACAATCCGGCCGGGAACACAGACAGCAACAGGAAAACGGTCGAGCTCGTAACGGGCTGGGCCACCCCCACGGCCAGAGACTGGAAGAGCGAACAGGCGACGGACAACTTCAACTACAAACGGTGGAAGCACCCGCGCGGGAAACCCCTTGGAGCCGAAGCACTCTTATCGCCTGCGCTGACGGAAAATGGCGCCGCGTCCCAGCCGACGAAACGGGCCAGCCTGAACCCAGGCTTTTCCCTCTGGCTGATGCTGGGACCTTTCGCAACCGCCTGGCTGAGTGCCGCGGAAGCGGTAACGCGATCAACCCGTGGCTCTTCGCGCGCTTCATCCAAGCGGGCGCGGAAGCCATCGCAGCAACCTGATTAATGGAGCCTATGAACATGAAGATTAAATCCTGCGAAATGCCTGAACCGGACGCGATCATTGACTACGGCAATGGCCGCACCGGCATGGCGATGTTCTTTTACGGGATGCCGGAAGACACCGACGCTGCGAGGGTGGCGAATGCCAACGGTTTCGACGCCAAGTTCAAAATTCTGGGCGACGATGGCGAGGAAGAGTTGGCCTTTCGATACGAGCGGGGTGAAGACCCGTTCGCCATCGCTGCCGACTGGCATCCCGCGCCACCAGAAGGTGGGTTCGTATTGGCCGAGATATACGACACCGAAGACGGTTTGGCCGCCTGTTTCGTCCGTCGCCTGCCACAGTCCTGACAGGGGAGGGACAACAATGTCCGATTTTGAGTTTCGACAAGTAGAGGGCGGTGCGCCCATCAAGACCTGGACCAAAGGCGTCACCATCGAGGATCAGGCTGTGAGGCAGCTTGAGAATGTCTCGCGCCTGCCATTCATTCATCGCCACATCGCCGCCATGCCGGACGTTCATTGGGGCATGGGCGCTACCATCGGCAGCGTGATCGCCACCAAGGGCGCAATCGTGCCGGCGGCGGTCGGCGTGGACATTGGCTGCGGTATGATGGCGGTCAAAACCACCCTGCGCGCCGAACATTTGCCGGACAACCTGCATCAAACCCGCCTGGACATTGAGGCGGCGGTCCCCCACGGGCGCACAGACAATGGGGGCGCCAATGACCGGGGCGCTTGGCACGATCTGCCCGCCGCGAGTGTCGAACGGTATGCGCCGCTGGCCGCGCGTTATGACGCCATTATCGCCAAGCACCCCAAGGCCAAAGCGTTCAATTCCGCGCGCCACCTGGGGACGCTGGGAACCGGCAACCACTTCATTGAAATCTGCATTGATGAAGCTGGCGACGTTTGGGTGATGCTGCACAGCGGGTCGCGCGGTGCCGGCAACAAGATCGGCATGTATTTCATCGAGCGGGCAAAAGAGGAAATGCGCCGCTATCACATCGAAAAGTACCTGCCGGATCAGGACTTGGCCTATCTGGTCGAGCATACCGAGGTCTTTGACGACTATGTGGACGCGGTGCATTGGGCGCAGGACTTCGCCCTTGAAAACCGCCGCGCCATGATGGACGCGGTGCTGCGGGCTCTGACCAAGACCCTCCCGCCCTTCACCGTCACCGATATGGCGGTCAACTGTCACCATAACTATGTCAGCCCGGAAAACCACTTCGGGGCGAACGTGCTGGTCACGCGCAAGGGGGCTGTCCGCGCCCGCGCGGGCGACCTGGGCATCATTCCAGGCAGCATGGGGACGGGCAGCTTCATCGTGCGCGGCAAGGGCAACCCGGAGTCGTTCTGCTCCTGCTCGCATGGCGCTGGCCGGGCTATGTCGCGGGGTGCGGCCAAGAAGGCGATCAGCATGGAACAACACGCCGAGGCCATGAAGGGCATTGAGGCCCGGCTGGACGCTGATGTGATTGACGAAAGCCCCGCCGCCTACAAGCCAATCGGGGCCGTCATGGCGGCACAGGATAGCTTGGTGGAAATTGTCCACCGGCTGCGCCAAGTCCTCAACGTCAAGGGATAATGGGAGCCGATCATGGGTCTTAACATCAGCGTCTGTCGCAAGGGCAACTTCGACCAACTGCCGGGCTGGGACTGGGTCAGACATTCCGGGGACCGCGACTTTCAGGCTCTCGTCTCGGCGCTTCCCGCCACCGCAAAAGTCGAGGAGAATTGGTGCGCGCCTTACGACTTCGAGTTCTATGTGCGGCCTGCGGATTTCGCCGTGTGGCGAGAAGCCATAGCGGCGCGGGAATGGCCGAACCCTGGGCGCTTTGAATGGCTCATGGATCAACTCGAAGCCAACCCAGATTTCTACATCTACTTCGGAATTTAGGAGCATCGACTATGGCCGCAAAGACCGTAACGCTTAAGGATTGTGACGCCGCGCGCTTAAAGATGCTGCGCGATCAAATCGGCAAGGTGCGATGCTGGCTGGCGGGCTATCACGCGGGGCGGCATGTGCCGGCCGGTTTGCCGCAATCAATCCCCGGCGAAGATGCGCTGCGCCAGCTTCAAGAGATCATCGACAATAGTCTTTAACAGAGGTGCCGTTGGGTAAGATCGCGGGCATCGATGAACTGCGAGGCAAAGACCTTGCCTGCTGGTGCCCATTACCGAAGCCCGGTGAGGTGGATTGGTGCCACGCCGCCGTGTTGCTTCATGAAGCCAATTCTTGAGGAGAGTTGAATGAAATTCATGGCCGGATTTATTACCGGTATGGCGATTGCCATAGTCACTCACAACTCGCCCGAACAGGTATGGTTGAACCTGACCGGCTGGCTTCGGCTCGTTTTCTGATGAACGTCATGTCCGAACTTAGCGACTACAAGCGCATGGTGGAAAAGCCGAGGATCGAAAGCCTTGAGGCGATGATCCGCAACCTTCGCGCCGAGATGGACCGCACCAAGGGCAATGCACGGTGCGCGCTCAAAGACCTGACAAAGGCGTACGTCAATCTGTTGGAAGTCGGGCGCGACCGCATCGTGAGCCTGGGCGGCGACTGCGACAGCGTGGAGAAAATGGAAACTGGCGACCCTGCGCTGGCCCAGGCCCGCGCTGTCATTCAATCCCTCACCTGAACGGAGCCATCACGGTGACCGCGCCAGCAGCATTTTCAGCCGCCAGCCTCGCCAAACGTTGGGAATGCAGCCAGCGGCATATTTACAATCTGATCGAGCAAGGGACCGTTCGCCGTGGGACCTAGACTTTTAAAGTTGCCTGAGGCTGCGGCATATTGCGGCCTCAAGCCGCGCTTTTTCCGCCGGTATATTGGCATACCCCCAGTTAAGCTGGGATCGCATGAGCTCTGGGATAAGAGTAAGCTTGACGCCTACATAGACGGCCTACAGGGTTCTAAGCCAAAAGAACCTGACATAGACTGGTCTGATGCCGCCAAGCGATTCTAGGCTGCCTAAATACGTCTACAAGCAAACCGTTAAGGGGCATACCTACTATCGATTTCGGCGCGGCCGGCAAATAAAGCGGTTACCGGGAAGCCCTGGCGATGCCGCATTCCATGCGGCCTATGCCACGCTACTAGCCGAGACGGCAGCCCCGGTAGGACGTTATGAGCCTGGCAGCGTGGCTCACACAATCCACCTATATTATCAAAGCGCTGATTTCAGCCGCCTAAAGCCGGGGACACAGCGGGACTACCGCCGCTATCTAAACCGCCTTGATAGATCAATCGGTGCCCACCAGATTGCATCTGTGAATGAGTCCTATATTCACAGCATCATTGACGAATTACGAAACACCCCGAGCGCGGCCAACCATGCGGTTGCCGTTATCCGCACCCTGTTTCGGTTCGCCCTGAAACGGCGCATTGTTTCAAAAGACCCGACGACGGGCGCAGGAAGGCTCAAGGGCGGCGACGGATATGCCCGCTGGCCCGACGCCGCCATAGCGACGTTCTTAGCCTCAGCCAGCCCCGCGATGCGCCTAGCACTGTACCTTGGGCTCTATACGGGGCAGCGGCTCTCGGACGTGATAGCCATGAGATGGGAGGCTTATGACGGTAAGCGGATCAAGCTGCGCCAGCAGAAGACCGGTACGCCGCTCGTTATCCCCGTCCACCCAGACCTACGGGCTCTATTAGACCCTATCCGGCGGGAGGCTGGGCCGGTGCTGACAAGCAAGACCGGGCTCCCGTTCCATTCCCGCGTATTTTCCCGCGACTTCCGGGACGCCAGGATTGCTGCGGGGCTTCCAGAGGGCCTCTCGTTTCATGGCCTGCGCCATACGGCTGCATCCAGGCTCGCAGAGGTGGGCGCGACCGCCCCGGAAATCCAAGCCATCACCGGCCATAAGAGCTTGAAATTGGTTGAGCATTACATTAGGCAGGCGGACCAAGAATTGCAGGCCGAGCGCGCCATTTCACGCATCCCGACTCGGGAAAAGTGATAAACTGATCGCTAAACCGGCATGTAAGTGATTGATTTCTCTTGGGGGATCGTCTAACGGTAGGACTTAGGACGGGCCTTACAAATCAATAGCGTTTAGCAGGTTCTGCGTTTGTCCCGCCTAATGGATTCAAACGGTTAGAAGACGAGTGCTAAACTTTAGCCGCCAAGCCAAAAGCAAAACCCCCGACGCCATTTCTGACGCCGGGGGCTACGCTGCCAAAGCTCTAGGGGAGGGGACACTAGAGCGGCGCGTGACTGATTTTCAAAACAGGTGTTCGTCCCAACCATGTATCTGGCAAATCCGCTTCGCCTTCCGCTTGAAGTCGGGGTTATGCTCTGAGCCCTTGTCGAGCCCGGAGAGATATTGGTGAAGGTGAAGCATCTCGTGTCCCATGCTCATCAAGGCCGTGGCTGTGTGGCCGTTCTTCGCGCTGCTGACCCGGATTAGCGGGCCGCCGTCTTCATCCGTGCTGAAGTCGGCAAAGACCTTCGGATTGCGCGTCACATGAAATGCGACCTCATCCGAGTGCGGCAGCTTCCACGCCTTGAACGGATCAGTTGTCCGCAGGAAGTCATAGGCCGCCGCCAGCGTGTCAGGCGTCAGCCGCAGGGTCATCCCCGCCCCGCCGCCATCTCTGCCCGAATCTCTCCTGCACAGGCGGCATACCCGGCCCCATCAATGTAATCGTCCAGATTGAACGATCCGCTATACCGGCGTGCCATCTTGAGCCCTTCCATTAGGGTAGCGACATCATGCGCATCCAGCGGGCGCTCTGGTGCCTTGCCGGCCGCCGCCAAGATACCGTTCCAGACATGGGCAATGCGCGCGTGGTTGTTCAGCTTGTCGCCGTGCTGGGCGTCCCTGTCCCCGCCAACCAGGGCTTGAGCGCGAGCGCAAATCTCCGTTGCCCTCATGGCTTTCCCTGCATTACTCGGCTGATCCGGGTGGAAAGCTCATACAGGTCTTGATCGAGCTGGTGCCCGATCTTGCCGCCACGGGCCATGATGAAAACGGCGTGCGGCGCACCCGTCACAGGATCGAAGTCAACTTTGGCGGTGAAGTCTGCAACGTCAACCGTCTCGGCAGGAAAGCGTGTTTTCATAACCCCTCATTCCAGATGATCCCATGAACCGTTCGGGTATTTCAGGCGCATGTAGTGCGCCAATTCCATGCCGGTGTATTTGCGGCATAGGTACTGAAGCGAGAGCGGCATGGGGCTGCACTCGCCGTCCCTGACCTCGTTCAGCACCAGTATCCCGTTGTGGTGGCGCTGGCCTTGCTCGCCCCGGTATTCTTCCCGGTGCAGGTAGCAGCTACCCCACGAGACGCCCCACCATGTGCGCCCGTTGCCCATCGGCTTGGTGCCCATGTCGAGGCCCTGAACATGGCCGTGAACGAATGATGCGCCGATCTTCGACAGCTTGTTCGGGATGGTCCCGCCTATCGGGCGGTTGCTGTGGGATGACTGGAAATAATGGGTGCTGAGAAAGCCGTCGATGTTGGCGATCTTGAGGAACGGAAACCGCTCCCACCCGCGAATGTCGCACCTGTCAGAGCCAATGGTGCCCAGCCACTTCGGATCGTTCGAGGCGATACGATCCGCGCGGGCCTCGTGGTTGCCGGTGTGAAAGACGCGGCGCGGGTTCCACCGCTTGCGGTGGCTCGTCTCACGGCGCGCGACTTCCGCCTCCATCGGGCGGCACAGCTTGGCGAACCCCTCGTTGCCGCTGGCGATGTCATCGTCAAACCGCGCGCCTTCCATAGGCGCGGAGCCAGGTTGTTCATGTCCGTTCAGGCTGTGCATGTCCCAATGGTCGCCCAGATGGACAACAACATCGGGCGCATAGTCCACGATGGCCTGCCCGATCCATTCGAGATGGTCTTGCGGTGCGCCGGGCTTTACTTGGGTGTCTGGTATGTAGAGATGACGCTTCGGCCCCTCTGCCATGTGGCTAGTGCCGGAAGGCGTTGAAGAACGCCACGGTCAGCGTGCCAATAGCTATCAGCGTGGCCCCGACCCAGACCAGCGCCTTGACAGCGCCTCTCCCGGTGGACATTTCATCGTTGAGCTTGGTGATGGCAAGCCACAGGCTGGCGGTATCCTGCTTGTTGTCCATCTTGATCTCGGCAATATCGTCCTTCACGTCCTGCCGAAGCTGCGCGATGGCGTCTAAGATTTGCTTGTGTGATACTACCTCCGTCATTCCCGCCCCCCGAAAAGCGCCCTCTGCTGGTCGTACCAACTCCACCACGCATCGTTGTAGGCGCGGCATGTGTCTAGGATGGCTTCTGTTCCGACGTGCGCGCGGGCAACGTCAGACTGGGTGACGCCGGAAGGGTCCGCATCACCCCCGGCGGCGGGTCCGGGAACGGGATTGTGGCTTGCGTCCTGCCACACCCGGACAAAGCCAAGGCTGACAGGATACTGAGGGTCATAAGGCGTGACATGGGTTGCAATCTCCCCTTCGAGGCGGCTGCGGTTCTGTTCAATCAGCGTGATCTTGCCAGCAACGATATTGCCGATGCTGACGTTGATCCGGGCTTGGAGCGGCACGATATGGACGCCAGCGGCAACGCTCTCGGCCTGACATGCGGCCCTGCCACGGTTGAACTCATGCTGCCCGAACCACCACAGGCCAATGGCACAGGCCAGAATGATGGCGATGTATGATCCGGGAGGCTTGGAGACGAAGGCCAGAATCTGGCCGAAGAACAGCCGGGCGACGGTCCATGCGGATAGCAGCGCGCCCATCACTTCGCCTTCGTCTGGTCAACAAGACGCCCGCCCGCGATCCCGACAAGGATCAGGAGCCCGACAAGGTGTGACAGCGTATCGCCCAGCCAGTCCTTCAGGTCCGGGAACGCCATAACGCCCGCCTGTAGCGTGACACCCACAGCGACGAGTTGGATGGAAATCCACTTCCAAGCCTGACGCCAATTCTCAACCAATCTCATTCCGTCACCTGTAAGATGCGGTCCCTGCTGACGTTGATCGCTTCACGCAACGGGCGCGCGAGGATCACGCAGCCGTGGCTTGCGGTATGCGTGGCATTTTCCCCGTGGATGCGGAACAGGCTGCGGCCATGCGTGTCCGTCCCCGGCAGAGGGTCCAGGTTCATCGTCACGGGGCCCAGATGATCGTGATGATAGGCGGGGCCAATCCGGTACTTGCCCGGCGGGATGGGCCCGACATTTGGCATGGCGACAAGTTCGACATTGTTCTTGCCGTTGCCGAAGCCGCTATAGCCGGTCCCCCGGTTTGCGCCATTTTCAAGCAGCGCGCCGGTTTCGATACGATATGTCCACATACTAGGGCTCACCGATGCGGATATTCAGGGGATCGTTGTTGCGGACGGAGCGGGGCAAGGGCATGAAAATCCTTTGATTTATGGCCCGTTGAGGAACTGTGTCGATGTGCTATTGTCTCGCCCTCAACCGGACGGGGCAGATGACCGACATCACGAAAGACGTTTTCGAGTATTGGGACAGGCAGTCGTGCGGCACTGACAGGACTACCGCGCCGAAACATTCAGACCGATACTTCGCTGAGATTGACGAAACTCGTTACCGGCTAGAGCCCGGCATCAAGCCCTTCGCCCAATTCAACAAGTATGCTGGCAAGCATGGCCTCGAAGTCGGCTATGGTGCGGGTGCCGACTTCGCGCAATTCGTCAAGGCCGGTGCGATCATGTCAGGCATGGACCTGACCAACGAAGCCGCCGAAAACCTGAGCAACAGGTTGCGCGTTGAAAATCTCCCCGAGTGCGACATTCGGGTGGGAAGCGCCGAAGCCCTGCCGTTCAGCAGCAACAGCTTCGACTTCGTTTACTCCTGGGGCGTCATCCACCACGCGAACGACACGCCAAAGTGTCTCAGCGAGATTGCCCGCGTGGCCAAGCCGGGCGCTGACATCAAAATCATGTTCTACAATGTGAACTCGGTATTTGCCTGGGGCATTGCCTTGCAACGCCGCATCCCGAACCGGCGCCGCGCCATTTGGGATGGTGTCGAGAGCGTCGGAACAAAGTGCTATACCGAACCCGAAGTCAGACAGATGTTTGCAAAGTTTGGCCTGCCCATCCGGTCCATCACCTACAGCGAGACGGTGGTGCAGCCTGGATCGAGGTTCTACGCAATCCGCAGACTGCTACAGAAAATTCTCCCCGTCAGTACGCAGTGGTATATGCAGATCGACGCCTACAAGCCCTGACCGTCACACCGGCGCGCTGACAATCTTCTCCCACGTTCCGGGCGTGCCAGAGGATACACACACCCAGAAGGTCGCGCTGCCAGTCGAAGCGTTGTGGTTGATGATGATGTCCCCCTGCTTGTAAGCGCCGGTAGTCGGAACCGCCGTGCCGAAGAACACCCGAGAGCCGTTCCCGCCGCCGCCAAGCGCCAGCATGGGGCCGTCTACACCGTTGGCATTGGAGGACGTAAACACGGGAATGGCAGAGTCCGCCGAGTTCCCCCACTGCTTGATAGAAATGCTGCTACCGCTCGCCTCGATGATCCCGCTAACGGTTCCACCGACAACGACGTTGTTCCACGCATAGTAAGTATTGGCGTCGTCCGCGAAGATGATGGCGGAGGTTGTTGCCACGCTTCCGGCGTTCAAGCCGATAAACGTGTTATCGTGGGCCATAGAACCAGCGCCCTTCATCCAAAGGCCCCACGTTGTCATGCCCCGGAAGGTGCAATGATGCACATCGGCAGCAGTGCCTAGAATTTGGCAATAGCGGTTGCCCACCGTAGCGTCGTTGGTTTCAAAAACAACATGGTGGACGCGGGGAGCCGCCAGAACAGGGCTGCCCGTGCCCGCATTCGTCAACAATGCGGGGAGCCGCGCCTTGCACCGCCCGCCGCGAATTTCGACGTTCGGGATTGCCGCCGTCATGCCGCTGTCAGTGATGTATCCATCCCATCCCGTGGTCACATCAATGTCGAGGCCGTCAAACAGGATGCGGCCATTTCGAGTGATCGAGCCGTTTATAAGCACGGCAGACTTTGCATTGGAACTGCCGGTCAGATCGTCCGAAGTGTGAAAAATAGCGCCGCCGGAAACATGGAGGCGTTCCAGCGTGTAAGGCCCGGTGCCGTCGCCCTCGAAATAGCCCGTGCCCGCGTCGCCGCCCGTGGTCAAGCTGTAATAGCTATGTTCTGCCAGTGTCACGGCGATGCCGGTGCGGCGCGGGTTCCTGACAGTCGGGTTTTCTACATATACGGAGCAATAGTTGATCGGAATAATGCCGTACCAGCAGTTTACGCAAACCGGGTCTATGACCTGACAGTCATAGACGTTTTGACCGGGCTTGAACCCTGCTGGCGCATCCTCCTCGCCGTTCGCGTTGCCAATGTTTCTCGCAATGCATCTGATAAACTTGTGCCGGTAGCTTACGACTTTCGGGAAATCCTCGAAGCCGTACTGATAACAGCCTTCAGCCAAGCAATCTTCAAGCGTAATGTCATCGCAAGCCAGATCGTCGGAGCCGTCACCGGCATACGTGCCGCTGGCGAGGCTTTCTGTAGTTGATTGCCCACACAGGAAGCCATACATCAGCACGGCAACGGAGGCGGTATCCGTGCTGTCCGACCAACTCGGGTCGCTGGCCTTGCACCGCAGAAGGTGGACACGCGACGAGTTCTGGATCGCAATGCCGTAGTATTGCGCCGTCGCGGTGGTCGCCTTCATCTCAACGGAAAGGTCAGAAACCCTAACGTCCGTTGCCCCGTCGATCAGGATGCCGCGATTGAAGTACCCATTGCGCATCTCGAAGATGGCACCATTACCAGCAACTCTCGTATTGGACGGGATGCGGATTTTCGTGCTTTCCAGTCGATACCGAACGCCGCTGCGATGGTGAACCGTACAGCCCGGCGAACTGGCAAGCTGCGTGTAAAGCGTTGCCAGGGCGGGCGCATCGTCGCTGCTTCCATCGGGAGCAACGCCAAACCACGCATCCTGAATATGCTGGCCCTTGGCGAACTTCACCAAGCCGCCGCCGCTCACATCAAAGAGCGTGGCCTGTGGCGCGGACACGACGGTTGCCGACAGATCGGCCGTATAAGAGCCAGTGGTGATTGTCCCGCCGTCGAACCGCACCGCCGGAGCGGTGCTGGTGAAATCGCCCGTTAGCGAAACATCGCCGTTAATGACGAACTCAGCGCTGGCCGAAGCCGCCGCCGCGTCACACAGGGCCAACGTCGAAAACCGACTGGACGCGAACTGCGGCGTCGTGGCCGGATTGAGCAATTCCCATCGGGTATTTGCCAGATTGTAGCGAAGGATCAGTTCGTGGCCTGCGCCGGAAATATCTCCGGGGCTCAATGCCGAGCCGCCGTCCTTGGTGATGGTATGAGCGGTAATCCCGTTCGGGGAGAATGTTGGGGTGGTGGTGCCGTTAGCCGCCTTCGCCCTGACAAAGCACATCTGCCCGTCAACAAGGGTCGTCAGGGCCGGGGAATAAGTCGCCGTAATGGCATCGGCCGTTCCGCCACCGGTTTCCCATGTGTATGTGCCGTCTTGCAGGTTTTCTGCATCGACGTAGATACGAACTGTCATTTTTGCCTTGTCTGGAAAGGTGTGCTAGTGTCCACGGCTCATGGGGAAAGAGCCGATATTGGCGCCGGGGTGGAAGAAGGGGGCGCTTGCCTTGGCGGGGCTGGCGCTATTGCGTGCCCTGTGGATGCTTGCGACCCATCATTGACGCTGCGGCTGTAACATCGCCATTGAGCCGAACAAGCCATATGGCACGCGGGATTGCGCCGTTAACGCTGGAATTTGAAATGCAGGCTGCGGGAGGCGTGGAAGCGCCGTATTGCCGAGGGCAGCCGTATCAAGGGCGCGCTGCGCTGCTGCTGTCGTCATTTTTGTGGCGCCGTGCCTGGCCAATTCTCCAAGGGCCGGAACGGCAATGGACGCCAACCCACCTTCAGTCGCACCGCCAATGCCACCTAGCGCATAGCCGATACCCATGCCAGCCCCAGTCGCAACGGGGCCGTGGGGGGCATACTTGCCGACAAATCGCAATATATTGGCCATAGGTGAGCCGCCGGCGACATCCTTGACCGCGCTTCTGACTGCTGGCGACAAACGCGCCATCGCCCTGTCGTTCAACGCGAGGGCTTTGAACTGCTGGCGCAGGGCATTTTCTACCCCAGATTGGCTATAATTCGCACTCGCTTTAATCCCAGCCTTGTCGATCTGCTGTTGGATGATTTCAGCCTGCCGGGCACGGGACCAATAGTCCCGAGCATCTTTCAAGGAGGTTATCGCCGCAGTGGGATCACCTGAACCGGGCAGCACATCGCCAGTACCGAGCCCTTCAACATGCCTGTCGATGGCGTCTTGGATAATACCCGCAAGGCGCGCATCAGATGGATTTGTCGCGGATGCAGATACCGCATTGCCGGCAACCCGACGCAGCCCTTCCATACCTTTGAAGGTTATGGGCTGGCCCATTGCGTCCTGAACGCGCTTGTAAACCGCCGTTGCATGTGGGTGAAGCGTCTGGTCCATGCCTTCATTGGCCAGATTGGCGGTGATGTCGTTCGCCATCTTGTCATATGACGGCGCAGAAATTACGACTCCTGCGTTGTCGGCGGCTGAATACGCGTTGCGCGCTGCGTTTTTCAGGTCATCAATAGACGGCGCAATCTGTTTTGGCGTCGGCATAACCTTCGGCAGCGCAGCCATTTCAGGCGCGGCCATAAATCCGCCGGCAAATTGCGCGACAGTCGATTTGACAGGGTTGGATTTGGCGTACGCAGCCTGAGCCGCAGCCTGCGCGTCGGCGGCGGCATTGGCCTGATCCATATTTCCGCCGCTCAACAGGCCGCCAGAAAGACCGGCGATGGCAGGATTGATTGACGCAAGAAGCTGATCGGTCAGGCCAGAGCCGCCCTTTGCGGCCATGAGCTTGTCTTGCTGGGATCGAGCGGCGGCATAACCGGGCGTGTTCCGGTTTGCGGCGAGAGCGGCCTGATAGGGCTGTTCTACCACATTCGACGGCGTTGGAATCTTGTTGGCGGGAATGCCAGAGCTCATAAGCTGCAACTTGGTCAGCAGATCGCCACCACTTGCCAACGGCTGTATAATCGCATCATGGGCGAAGCGGCCAAGCGGGCTCGCCACCACCTTGTCAAGGAATGTGGGCTGAGGATATTCCCGCTGCATCACGGCTTCAATCTGTGCATCCGGCATTCCGTCCGGGAACTGCGCGATTGATCCGTCAGGGGCTTTGACCTGAATGGGCATTATTCGAGGCGACCTGTAGCAGGGTTGAAGACGCGGATATGGCCGGCGGGAACCGTGCGCGGGGGTTGCGGTGTCTGTTTCTGGTCGCGCTCAAGTTCAGCCTTGGCTTCCGGCGAAAGACGGCTATCGAAATTGCCGCGATGCGTCGTGTCCGAATATTGCTTTTTCAGGCCGCCGAGCTGCCCCGCCATCAGGTTCTTGTAGGTGTTGATGACGCCTAACAACTGCTGCGGGGAATTGGCGCGGTTAATCTGGTTCTGGGCATTTTCGCGGTCTGCCAGCGCACCGCCGCCGCCAACGATAGCCTTGATGATTTCATCTCCAACAATGGCTTTCGCAGCATCGAAATTCGTCGGCGCGGGATTGCCGGTCTGCTGGGCGTAGGCGTTGCCGAGCTTGTTGAACGCCTGTATGTCGCCATTGCCCAGCGCATCGACCAGGCCGCCGAGCGTGTTGAGGTGGGAAATACCGACATTGAACGAGCGGATAAGATCGCCTTGTTTGCCGGTCGAGAATGCGCCAACAGATTTGCCAGTGGCGCCGAAGTCGGCGGCAAACTGCATGATGTCATCGGCAGTCGCCCTAGGATGTTCCTGCATATAGCGCTGCACGGCGGCAGTCTGGGCAGAGCGCGTCTGCCCGCTCTGGACATGCGTTGCACCCTGCGGCGTATATGCCTGACCATTAAGCGTTGTCGCGGCCCCGGTCCTGACATTGTAGCGATATGGCGTATTTGTTTCCGGGTCGTTGAGGATTGTCCACCCGGCCATGTCCGATGCGCCAGACGCTGCCCGCGCCTTTATCAATGACTCTTGGTAAGCCTGATATGCCTTATTTGGGGTGCCGTCTGGATTGAACGGCGCATTTGGGTTCGGCTTGAGCGGCGCATCGTAAAGCGTCTGCACGTCCTGCGGGCCGGTAGCGTTCGGAGCGTACTTTACGAGATGACCGCCGACATTCTCAATCTTCGGGGTGTTCTGGGTGATGGCCTGCGTAATCAATTGTGGCGCGAATTGCGAAGCCAGTTCAGGGCTTGGGGTAGCATTGATAGCATCGCCAAGCGGCATACCCTGTACATGGCCTTCGCTCTGGATGGCGGGCGCATTGATCGTACCACCGCCCGGAAGCGGGGCGGATACTGCCGGAAGTCCTACATTGGAATCATAGCCGGTGATGTTCTTGAGGAGTTCAGGCGCTGCGGCTGCGGCTGCGTTCTGGCGCAATCCTTCCGTGTTCACACCAAGGCCGCTCAACGTCGCATAGGCGCGCTGGCGGACGGCCGGGTCTTGAGACGCAGCATCACGGATTGCCTGCTGGGCAAGCTGCTGCTGCATGAGTTGCTGGTATTGGGCAAGATGCTGTCCCGTGGGGCGGCCACTGAACCCAGCCCCTGCATCCTGCAAAGCTGCGCCGAACAGGCCAAGGCTTGTTGCCCATTTGGGAGGTGCAGAAGAAACGGGAACCTGCGCCTGCGGGAACGCAGATGCGCCGAACAGTCCTGCCATCAGATAAGGCCTCCGCTACCGAGCGCACCAACGCCACCAAGTAGACCGCCGACGCCAGACAGAATATCGCCAAAACCAAGGCTCTGTTTCTGCGTTGTCGTCCCACTACCCGAGCTATTGACGGTCTGCTGTACAGGGATAAGGCCCAAGGCGCTGTTGAGCAGGTTCTGTTGCTGAAGCGTCAACTGTTTGCCCGTCAGCCAGTTATTGTAGGCGTTGCTCAATTCGGCCTGATTCTGCTGCTGCTGGATATCGCCAACGCTGCCCAATAGGCCGCCCTGCTGAGTGGCGAGCGCAAGGCTGTTGTTATTCAGCCCGGCAAGCTGGCCCGCTGCCGAAAGCGTCTGGTTGTTCGCGGCCAGATTGTTCGCAACTGTGTTCTGCTGGGCTGTGAGATTCTGGCCCGCATTGAACTGACCCATATTGTTCTTGGTGTTAACATCCTGCCCAGCCAAGCCCTGCGCGTTCGCGTAATTGGCCTGGTTCAGGCCTGCCAGCAAAGAAGCTGTATTGCGGTCGTAGGCGTCATTCGTGCCGGCCGCCATGACCCCGGAGCGCGAGCCGCCGAAGGCCCCCGCAGCCGTGGCCTTCTGGGCATCGGCTACCTGCGCAATCTGGCGAGCGCGTTCCTGATCGGCAATCGTGGTATTGATGACATCATTGGTGTACGGGTTCAGATACGGCGACAGATCGGTATTGGCGATGGTCGAGGCATTGACCGGGTTGGCGGTAATTTGCCCATTCACCGGATTGTTGAGAACGCCCTGCGTGCCGGAAATCGCCTGATTGTTGTTCGCGGCATATCTTGGATCGGTGGCAACGCCCGAAAGGACGCCCTGTGCCTGCAACTGCGTTGGCGTGAATCCAGCGGTCAATTGGCCGGTATAGGGCTGTGATAGCGTCCCCGCATTGTTCTGGGCAGTCGCGTAATTGCCCATTAGGAGGGACTTATACTGCGGGTCAAGCGTGTTGCTCGACGTGGACTGCTGCTGTTGGGTGGTCTTTGTTCCGCCGCCGCTCATTCCGTCAATTCCTTGTACATCGTCAGATATGCGAATTTGTATCCGCGCTTCTCAACAGTCGGCTTCCAGCCCATGCGACCCGTGCCCATAATCATCGTGCAGCCGATAGACCGCGCGTGTTCGCATAAAGCGGGTTCAATGATGTCCAGAAGGTCTTGCAGATCGCCGCCGCCGTGGTGGACGATCAACGTCTTGTGCCGCTGAAATTCGATTATCTGGGTAATCGCGGCGGACTTTTCCGTGGACCAGAATTGGTACGTCCCATCGGCCAGAAGCCGCTCGACATCCTCAATCGTCTCAAGGCCGGGCGATGTTTCCAGTGCGGCCTCGATTAGAGGCTTGCACCGCTTCCATTCCCCGCTCAGGAATCGACCCCAAGAAGCTTCAATATCTGCCTCTGTCCCGCCGAACGTTCCGGAAAGAAAAGCAAATTCGTCCCATCCACACGCACGCCCACATTGGAAGGAGACAGATTCGCGTTGCTGTTCGGGACGCTGAACCATGCCGTTGATGCTCCGGTTTCGTGCGTGTACGTCATGCCACCGACGTTGAACGCCGTGGGATTGATGGCGACCTGTTTCATAGCGATGTTCCGCTGATGACCCCGGTATTATCTATGGTCAGCGACCATTTGGTGCCGTTCGGGGATTGCAGGATGAGGCGGTTGTAAATCGGGTCCACCAAGAAATCCTGACGCTTCTTCTGGTTGTCGGAATCAGCCTTGGCGATGGTGTCGCGCGTCTGGGCTTCGTTCTTCGGGTCGTATGTCGGGCTTGGGCTTGGGAGGTTGAGGCTCACCGCCTGCCCCCGCTTACAACATCAAATCTCGGTTGCCCGATGCGCCATGCGGTGTTGTTCACACCATCGAAACGGATGCGGATTTGCCTGCCGGTCGTACGCAGATCGGTCTTTGAGGTGATTGTGTGCGGGCCGTCCGATGTCTCGGAATCGTCTGGGTAAAAACTGCTCTTGATGGTCAGGCTTACGTCGCCAACAGCGTCATTATCGGCATACATCGCCAGAAGGCGCAGAACGTTATCGCCATTGCCTAGTTCGGCTGGACCGCTTTCCAGGTACGGCATATCCGAGCCGGTGTAGATGTATCCGACTTCATGCTCATAGATATTGCCGCTGCTATCGACGCGGATCGGATACTGCGTCACGCCACGGTCGAAGCCGCAAAGCCTGTTGGCGTTGTCAATCGTCCAGTGGTTCTCGCGCCAGTTCCACGTCACCGAGCGGTTGATTTCGATGCTTGAGCCGCTTGGGTAGCGCCATGTCACTTCGCCAAAGGTCGTATTGACCTCTACCGTAATTTTGGAAACCTGCTGAAGATTGATGTCCCCATAGACATAATCCCAGACATCACAGGGAAGCGGCGTGACGTAGCCATTGTACAGCCAGAAGCCGGAACGGCCCATCCAGACGGCTTGGGTATCAAGCGAGATAGCGCAATTACGCGAGATGGCGCCGCAGCCATCACCGGCCTTGGTGAAAGAGTACACAAGCTGGTCACCCGTGGCGGCGCAGTACCACGCATCAATGTCTGTAAAGAGGAGATGTCCCCCCTTGAGGCGCACGCCCTGCAATAGCACGCCATTAGTCTGTAGATCGAAGTCACCGGCCTGATTGGTGGCATCCGGCGTCCAAACAGTGTTGTCCCGCTGGTCGCTCCACTGAACTCGGCGCGGGACGTTGGCGGCCCCAAGCGCCATCAACATGCCCTCCTGCGTCACAAGCAGAGCAGCCGCAGAAGGTGCGTTGGATACCGCAGCGGCGGCAGTACCAGTGTTCAATTCCCACTGATAGATAATGCCGTCGTCGGCCATGACGCCGACAAGATTTTCCCCGAAGTTGTCAAGGCTCCACATGGATGCAGCCTGGATTTCGTCGGAGTCTGGACGCGGCGTGCCGTAGGTGCCGACGCCATAATTGCCGCCGCCATAGCCACCACTTACAACGGCGTCAGTGCGGCCAGTCGTGAAGCCAGACGGCGTGATGTCCGATACAGTGCCGGAACGGCTCATGGCGTAGAGGTTTGAGTGCGTCCCGATGGCAGTCCATGTGCGGGCGCTGTTGTCGTGCCACGACAGGATGGCTCTTGCTGAGCCCGTTACCGTGTCAGATGTCTTGCTGCGCCAGCCGCCTTTGGGCTGAATCGTGCCTTCATAAAACCTGACAAGGTTGCTGTCATACCAGCGGCCCTTGGACTGGTAGGCAGTGCCAGCGCGATAGATGCCGGGAGGAAAGGCCGGTGCGATAAGGGCCATCCCTTAGCTCCATGCAAAAGAGATTTGTCCGGCCGCGCCAAAGCCGCCATCGCCAGATAGGGCTGCGCCCGCACCGCCGCCACCGGGGGCATTACCATTCGCGCCGCTTGTAGTTTGCTGGCCGCCGCCGCCTGTTGCCGCAGCGCCGCCGTAATAAACGTGAATGCCGCCATCTCCACCGCTGCTGCCGCTGATGTTAATGTCACCACCGGAAGCTGTGCCGCCTGCACCACCAATATTGTCGCCGTCACCACCGGCCCCGCCTGCGTTGGCCGTAACGGAGATTGAGCCGGCTGTCAGTGTCCCGGTGCAGGTCGTGCTGCTGTTGCTGACGGTGTAGGTAAGCGCGCCGCCCCAGTCCGCTGACGAGATAACGATGGTCTTGACGGACTTGCCACCACCGCCGCCTCCGCCGCCACTTGCCGGCCCATACGCGCCACCGTTGCCGCCAGCACCATACGCGGTGATGACGAGTTGCTGGGCGCCGACAGGAACAGATTCAGACGCAGAAGACCCAGAGTTATAGGTGTTAGTGAAAGGCGACAGGGAGGCGAATGTCTGCTTCCATGCACCGCTGACACCGACCCATTTTGCGGTTACGGATTTCCACGTCCCGGAAACGCCGACCCACTGGGCAACGGCTGTTTTCCAGGCGCCGGAGACGCCTACAGATTCCGTCATGCGGAATACTGGACCCAGAGATCACCATCGTCGGGCGTGCCGCTAGGCGTCGATGTCGAAACGGTGATGTTCTTGGTGGCGATGGAGCCAAGGCCAAGGTTGGTTCTGGCGGTTGATGTCGATCCAAGCGACGCGAGATTGCCACTCTTTGTCAGGACATCGGTAAAGGCGATGCCAGAATCCATAAGCGATCCATCGCCACCCGACCGGACGAGATTGGCATCAGACCATGATGTGACAGTGACAATGCCGAACGCGCCAAAGCCAAGCGCATCCTGTGTGGCCGCGCTGCCTAGTCCCAGGTTGCTGCGTGCCGTTGCTGCGGTGCCGATGTCACTGAGATTGTTTCCGGCAATCAGGAAATAGGAACTGTCCTGTACCGCAGCCGTCCCAAGGCCCAGATTCTCCCTGGCCGTCGCTGCCGTCACATCGCTCAGATTGTTGGCGACCTGTACCGCAGCGTCGGCGTTGGCCTTCATTTGGCTGTCGATGGCGATGATTGTGGTGTTGAGCGTGGTGCCCCAAGTATCGGCGTCAGCGCCATAGGTGGGGTATGACCAGCTATAATTCGTGGTCGTAGAGTCAGTCACGGATGATGTCCTTGAACATGATTACGTTGCCCATGTCATAGTCAGGCAGCCGCTTAGCCCATCGGCGCGGCACCATGAACACGACAGACGCACAGCCCCTATCCTTGGCCCACTTCTCAAGCGTGGCGCGGAAGTCGAAGATGTCGTATTTGATCTTCCCACCCAGAATTTCGACGAATAGCGAGCGAAGACCGCCTGGAAACAAGACTTCCGAAGTCACGCATGTCGCCGTTACTTCGGTATCCGCACTATCGGCTGCGATCCAGATGGTGCAGTCACCGCCTAGAGCCCGCGCCTTGATGGATTCCTTGGTCAGCATTCCCGGCGTATGAGAACAGGCTTCCTCGTAAACGCTATCCAGCCTCGGCCAGATCGCATTGATACTGGCCGGTGGAACAGCAAGAAGTTTGATCAAGGGTTGCCGGTATCCGATTGGCCGACCCATGGGGTCGAGAAACGATCAGACTTGTCCGCCTTGTTCAGCGCATTGATCACGCCAATGAACTTGGCGTAGGAACTGGCCCGTTTTTCCGCGTCGAACAGGTAATCAAATAGCTCTATCAGCGCACCGGACAGGTATGCCCCCGGTGCATTGGTAAGCAGCCAGTTAGTGTCCGCGTCTGCGGCTAGGGCGGCAAACTTCTTGTAGTAGAGCATCCGGCCCGTGTAGGACGCGTCAGGCGTCGGCCCGATGAACAGCGATTCACCTTCGATGGCGAACTCACGCGGGACACCGGAATTGGTGACGGTGTAGCGGCGCCAGAACATGTCCGGCGAGATCATCGCCATTTCCCCGCCCGTATCGCCCGAGACGTACATCCGGCGCATTTGCAGATAGTTCGTCGGAAGTTCTACCTCTTGAGCGTCAAACGTGGTTGAAACTGACGTTTCCATTGCCCGGATGCGGAGCGGATCGGACTGGAACGGCGGTTCCTCGCTGCCATAGAAGATGCGGGTTTCAGCCAGAGTAATGAACTCCGGGATTCTGTCTGTTACATCGCTGCGGTTCGAGTAGTTGGCGAGCGCCGTCTTCAATTCCGCATATGTTGTAATTGACATTAGCTAGACCATGCGTCTGAGGACGGCGGAATCGGCGTCCATGTGTCGGATGAGGCCGGAACATCGTCCCAGACCTGGCTATCGGGCGGTATTGCCGTCCATGTCGTGTCTGCGCCGGATTGCGCATCCCAGCTCGTATCAGGACCTGGCTCTATGGGCCACGGAATGTCCACAACCGCTGAAATGACGGCGCCGGGACCAACCAGCACTCCGCTTGCCATGAAGATGTGCGAGCGAGCAGATGAACCGTCTATGGTCGAGCCGGGGCCTATAAGGACTCCCGATGCGGTATGCGATGTACCGTCGCTGGCCGTCGCGTGATCGGCCGATCCGTCAATGGCCGCCCCAGCACCCGTAATAACGCCCGTGGCGGCATGGGCACGAAAGCGGGCAGCACTACCGACAATCTCGGCGCCGGGGCCTGTAAGAGTCCCAGAGGCTGCATGAGCCTTGAAACGGGTAGCTGCCCCCGCTACGGCCGAACCCGGTCCGGTTAATGCGCCCGATGATGGATGCGCCCGGAACCGTGTAGCAGCGCCGGAAACCGTCGAGCCCGGCCCGGCCAGCGTGCCGGATGCCGAATGGGCCCGAAACCGTTTGGCCGAGCCTGTGACGGCCGACCCTTGGCCGGTCAGCGCCCCGGTAGCAGCGTGCTTGGCAATATGGGCCGCTGAGCCCGCTATAGTCGATCCGGAGCCTGTGAGTGCGCCGGAAGAAGCGTGCGGCTTGTTATGGCGTGCCGAGCCGGAAACCGTTGAACCTGGGCCGGTAAGCGCACCCGTCGCCGCGTGGGTGGTGACGGATGAGCCTTTGAAAGCGGCAATGACGGCCGCCGCCCGGGCGGCACCGGACCACGATGGTGCAAAGCTCTGGGATGAAGTGGAACCCGGCGTTTTGTAGTAGGCGTAGGCTCCATCATATGGAGTCCACCCGGAAGCCGTGGGCGTAGCGGGCGCATTGGAAGGAAAGCACGCTGCAAACAGGATCGTGTCGGCCTGCGCCAATGATCCACTGGAGAGACTGAGCGAAGAACCGGTGGTGGTTGTCTTTTGCGTCGAATTGGTAACGTCCAAACCGCCATTGGCGTTGGCGACGGAATAGGCCGTAAAGTCGATCGAAGACGAGCTACCCGAAATAGTGATCGTTCCGCCGGCGGGGAGATGCAGGCAGTTTGTGCAATACCAGATTGAACAGGTGAAATATTGGGAGCCCGCTGCCGTGGCAACGGCCTTAGTGTAGGTGTTACCCGCGCTATCCGTGACATTGGTGATCGTATCACCAAGGGCATTCGGATAGGGAACCACGACAATGAGGTTCCCGGCCGGGCAATTGTCGGTGGTTGTGCCGACGCCCCCGGACGTGAAAGGAAAGTCGGCAATGACTTGCGGCGTGCCGACTGTCATGGAATAACCCTAGAGGGTGTTAGGCGGACAGCGCGGTATAGGTCAGGGACGAACAGCTCACGGTATCACCGGATGCGACTGTCAGGCCATTGGTGAGATTGATATCACTGCCAGATGCAGCAACAGCGCAATGGATCACAATCGTGCCGCCAGATGTCTCGAGCGTTGCCGTGGCAACCGCAGAGGCGTTGCCCGTCGCGTTGGTGTCGCTGGTGATGGAATTGGCCGTTGCCGTACCGCTGGACGATGAACCAAAGGCAGTTGAGGACAGCGGAAGGGTGGCAACTGCCGTGCCGGGCGAGCCGATGCTACCGGAAAGGCGGAATTTGAGGTTGCCGCTGGTGCCAATCAGCGCGGTAACGGCGTCAGTCGCTGCGTTGCGCGCTGCCGTCGAGTGGGTTACTGCCATTCGTGTATTCCTTGGCTTCTGTAGATTCGATGGGGGTGAGGATCAGGCTGTGTGTCTCGGTCTTACCGGTCGCCTTGCGGGTGATGTGGATGGTCGCGGTCATGTAGCCTTGCTGGCCCTTCAGATCGCTCATTGCGTCGCCTCCCCTGCCTGCCAAAATCCGTAAGGCACGCCCTTCGCATGGCTCAAAAGCGCGCTCTGCGGCGGGATGAAGACCTTGATCCCCATTCCGCGTGCCAGTCCGATCAGGTATTCAAGATTTGGGCGCTGATAGGCGTATTCGCCGTCACAGTGCAGATCGACACCCCATATGCCGATCTTGTCGCCCGGTTTCAGTTCAAGAAGCGCCTGGCCCATCATGTATGCCAGCGAACTTTCGAGATATGGCGTGCCCTGTGCCGTCTTGCCGACGACAGCCGTCATAGCATCCATGTCGAAAGCTATTGACTTCGGAATGTCATCATGCCGTTCCAGCATGTAGACAGGGACGGTTGCCATCCGAAGCCCGGCGACGTGGAAATCACCCTCCGCCAGCGAGCCCAGATACATACGGAAGTTCTGATGCGTCTCGAATATGCGATCCGTGACGGGAACCGGGTCCCATGCCAACGTCCACTTTTCCCAGCTTGTATCGTCCCAAGGCGCATCTGCCCGCGTGGACCAGCAGCGGCCGATAATGGCTACTTTCCTCACGTCTTGACGACACCAGATGCAACGCGGATCAGCAGTTCCGTGATGACGGCCAAACGAGCATCAAGCTCGGGAGGACGCCGTGTCTCTGAAAACTCTGCCGCGATGTCGATCAACAGGCTGTTCGGAGCAGACGCCAGATATACCGCTCTATCCTCGGGGGACATTTCCGGCATTATCACAGCGTTACTTCTTCGTCCTTCGTGTCCATCTCACGGTAAATCTGCTGTTTGGCGGCTTGGGCAATATCTGAATGGCTTGTGAGGTATTCCCAATCTCCCAGATGGGCGCAGCGCTTGGAGAGGTCGTGATCTATCACGATGTCAAATCCGGCCTCCCGCGCTTTGCGGCAGAAAAACACGTCCTCCGTCTCGGTCTTGGCGCTGTCCTGACCGCATTGGGTGAACTGGAACAGCGGCATGTCGATCTTTTGCAGAACGTCCATGCGGATCAGCATCAGACCGAAGCCGCACGATGAGACGGCCTGCAAGCCCTTGTGATGCTCCTGCGTGAAGCACGGGCCTACATAGCTATCCGTGTCGATATAGGCCGTAGGACGCGCCTCGGGCTCTTTCTTGGCGTAATTGATCGCCACGATGGGTAGATTGTGGTTGACCAGCCTAATCACCGCATCGGGGGGTGCCTTGATGTCCGAATCCCAGAACAGAAGATGCGTGGCTTCTGCTTGGAATGCCCGGCTGACCAGAATATGCCTGTTCTCGACCAGATTCGAGCTATAGGCCATCTGGATATCAATCATCTTTGGCACGTCAGAGTCGGCCTGGGCGAAGAACGCCATTGCCTGTGCCACGCTATGGGAATATCCGCGCTTGACCGTATCGCCATAGACAGGCGTGCAGACCAACACCCGGAGAGCGGGCGGCTGCTTCTTTTTCATCCCCTCAAGTCCCTCAAATCTGCTTGGTGCGGCCGATCCTGCCGCCCCATACACGGAAGCCGCTGTAATCGGGGTTGTTCAGGAATTGATGCCACTTGTCGCGGTCGTTCAGCCAACCCTCACGGGCGGCCTTGTCGATGAAGATGGCAGGGACAACGGCAACCTTGCGCCATTCCTTGCCGACCGGCGCATCACGCTCGGTCTTGACATGCTCAATGATCGAATCGCAGTCCTGTTCGGCTGAGAAAGCCAGTTTGTCAGGCTGCATCGGGTCGATATGAACGTACTCGTTTATCCCGTTGTATCTGTCGAACAGGATTTTCTCAGTGGGCATACGGCCTCGTGAAAGCGTGGGGGCCAGCCGAAGCCAGCCCCCAGCCAGTTATGCGTTACGAGCTGACATTGATGTCAGCCACAACGCCGATACCGCCGTAGTTCTTCACCCGCAGCGTGTACTCGGTGGCGATGAAGCCGCTATCGGCGTCACCGACCTTTGCCAAGTCCTGCGAGAACACGGGGCGCAGATAGTCAACCGACACCATGTCCGGGTCGAGCAGGACGCAATCGCGTTCACGCCCGAAGATGTTCGGCAGAATCTTGATGTCGCCAAAGTCCGACATATAGATGTCCGCCGCACCCAGAATGCGGTTCTTGTCCACCATCTCACGCGAAGACGCGCGGCCTGCGAAGGTGGAGATCACCTGCTTGTTGTGCGGACCAACCATGATATGGCTGATTTCCGCACCGGCAGCGTAGGCAGTCGCCAGAACGCCCTTGAGCAGCAATTCCGTCAGAGCGCGAGTCGAAGTCGCGTCAGTCGGGGCGCCAGTCGCAGAGTTCGGGGCGGTGGAGTTCTTGCCCTTGGTGCCGGTCGAGCCGGTGTTGCGGTTGGTGTTGGTGTTGTTGAAGGCAGCCAGACCACGCAGTTTGCGGGCCGTGCCAGTCGCACCGGCGGCGCCGCGCTGGTTGGAGCAAAGCACAGACTCCATATCGCGCTTCAGCTCCGATAGGCGCTTTGCCTTCTGGTACGCCTTTTCCGAGGAACGGCCAGCCTTGTTGACTACTTCCTGCGTGCCCGTCACGATCCAGTCTTTGCGGCTGATCTGGCAGTAGTTCGCCAGACGAACAGTCGCGGTCGAGGCGGACGGAACAACCACGTCGCCTTCGATCTGGGCGTTCGTGGTGACAGCAGCAGCCAGAGCGTCTGTCTGCCATTCGTGGGTCTTGCCCGACGCCTTGCCTTTGCCGGCAAGCATCTGGAAGGGTGTACGGGTCGGGGAAATCGTGGTGATTACGTCCGAGAGGTCTTCTCGGTTGCCAATGGCCTGATAAGTGCCAAAGGCATTGGTCTGAACAGTCATGTCTTAGGTCCTTGCGGTAGGCCCTGGGTGTGTGTCCCGATAGGCCAGGAGCGCGGCGAGGTCATCGACGCGCCCGGATTTTTCGTACCGCGCTTCCAACTCTTTGAGCTTGTCTTCCCTGCCAGTCGCAGGCTTCACCGCTCCGGGTTTCTGAACCGGAGGGGCGACAGCCGCCTTCTTCTTGGCTTGTTCGAGGGCTTTTTCAGCCGCCGCAGCTTTCGCTTCAGCCGCTTTCATGCCTTCGTCAGCCATCATCGCCTTGTGCAGCATCACAACGTCAGCCGCAGACGCCCACTGGATTTGCTCGGCCGTGTAGCCAAGGCTCTTGGCGTATGCGGTCATGCGTGCGCCCAGCGCCGGACCCTTCTGGGGATCGGCCATCTCTGGGATGCGCTTGTGAAGCTCTGCGGTCTGTGATGCGAGCCATTCACCACGGTATGCCGTCTGTGCATTGTCACGGGCTTTAAGCGCGGACTGCACCTTGCGTTCGGCTGCCTGAAAGGCGATGGCGCGGGCGGGGTCTTCCAATGCCACCCTCTGGAAATCATCGTCGTTCCTGATGTCCGGGAAGGCGGCGGAAAGGTGACCCTGAAGAAGCGGGACTAGCTGGTTAAGCTGGTCGAGTTGGTCTTTCGCGGTTGGTGTTGATGCTACCGGTGCGACTGCCACCTGCGGGGCCGGGATTACCGGCTGCGGGGCCTGTGCCTGTACTGGCGGCGGGGTTGGTTCGGCCGGGGCCGGTTCGTCGGGCGTCTCCTCTGTTGAGGCGTCCTCGACGGTATTCTGTTCCTCTGGTGTTTCGGCTCCCTCTGCGGGAGGCTGTTCGGCCTGCGCCTCTATGGCGGCAGCGGTATCTTCGGTTTCCTGTTCCTCGTTGGGCTCAACACCTTCGGCCGGTGGAGCGCCGCCATCCATGAGGGCCTGAATTGCTGCGGCTGCGGAATCAACTGTGCCATCAAGCGAGCCGTGGTCGGCCATGCTTTACCTCTGATGCTATTTGTTGGATGCGGCGATGTCGCCAGTGGTGATGATCGAAATCAGGTCAAGGCGGATGTCCTGCATCGCCCTGAGCTTGCAGTGGAGATATTCGCGCTCCTCGACGGTCGCGGCCTGTCGCCATTGCTCGATATATTCCGCTTCAAGCGCGGAGAACCGCTCTGCGAACAGACCCTCCTCAATGAGGTGACGGGCTTGGATGGCCCGCTCTTGTGCGTCAGCCAGGTTCGCCCCCGACATTCACCTGCCCAACAGATGCGCTCTGTGAAATGCGCTCTTTCAAAGCCAGTTCGGCTGTCATCTGCTGGCGCTTCAGTTCCAGTTCAGCGGCCATCTGGGTCTGCTTCAGATTGATTTCCTGATCGATCTGGTAGCGCTTGAGCGCCATCTCGGCCTCAAGCTGCTGTTGGGCGAGCGCCGCATCGGCCTGCGTCTGCTGGGTCTTGATCTGGGCCTCCTGCTGAAGCTGGGCAGTCTTGATCTGGGCGTCAGACTGCGCCTTGGCCTGATCGGCCTGTGCCTGCGCCTGTACTTTCGCCATCTCAGGATCGGGCTTGGGCGGTGCGTTCGGGTCAGGCTTGGAAAAGAACCTGTCCACGCCCTTCTGACCAGCGGCATTAACGACCAGTTCAGCGGTCGCCATGGCGTTGTCAGGCGAGACCATGCCCAGCGGGAACAATTTGTCCTGCACCGCGCCAATTGCCATTGCAGCCTGCATCTGCTGCGGCTTGTCGCCCGTACCAAGGCCGACCGATACCGTCATGTCCATGTCGGCGTTCCAACTGGACGGATCGACCTGAACGAATTGCTTGCCCGTCAGGCGGACGACTCGCGGCTGGTCCTGATACATGCAGACCAGCTTGTGAATGAGCCGGAAAGCGTCCTTGACGCCTGTTTCGGCATAGACGCGGGCGATAAGCTCGATCTTGCCCATCGCAGCGGTCATCAGCATCTGCTCGCCAGTCGCCGTGTCATGCAGCTCATTGGAGCCGAGACCCTGCGTGCGGGCTGAAACGCCTGTTGCGTTCTCCTTGAGCTGGTCGAGGTAGTTCAGGCCCTCAAGCGCGGCAGAGCCGATCTGCGGGACTGCAATCGGGATGATGGAACCGGCGGCCTTGACCCTGATTTTCTGGCCCGGCTTGTGTGACAGGGCTTCAGATGGATCAATGATGTTATTGGCGACAACCTCCTCACGCTGGTTGTTCGACAGATACAGGTTATCCAGATACTGCCGCAGGATCGTGGAGCGCAGAAGCTGCCAAATCTTGGTTATGTCCGCCAATGCCAGCCCGACAAAGCGGTGCGGCAACGGTATCGGTGTCAAGGTCACAAACGGCTTTGGAGCATCCCACGCCACATTGTCCAGAATCTTGTAGCCCGGACCGGCGGCCGTAACCTTGCGCATCTCGGCAATGCCGTCGCCGTCAACGTCTATCTTGACATAGACCTCATAGACCCAGACCTCACGCATCGCCGTATTGAGCGGGTTGGACTCCTGCCCAAGGCTTTCATCGATGGTATCGCGGGAAATGGCCTCTGAATCGCCGGGGTATTCGTCATCCGACGACAGGCTGTTGACCAAATCCTTGTCGAAACCGTCCTCAATCAGGTCTGACAGCGTGCGGCGACGCTTGTGGCCCTCAATGCGGGCCTCTGCCGCTGTACGCGCATCACGGGAGATTAGATATTCTTCAGGCGGGATCGGATCGACGCATACACGGCCGCACTTCTGCGTCTTAGTGATGACAAGGTCGTGATAGGTCGCCATTTTGCGCTGCGGCGGCATGTTGGGCCGCAGGTCAGGCGCAATAACCTCCTGCTGATACTCGGTATGCTCGGAGACGGTTACGCCATCCTGATTGACGAGCTGGGCGAATGTCGCGTCATCCAGACCGGAATATCGCTCACGCTTGGTCTTTTCGACGTCAGACCAGTAAATCTTGAGCGTACCGGTCTTGGAAAGAAGGCCATCCTTGAACCACGAATAGAAGTTGGAAAAGCCGGGATTGTCCCGGTTCCAGATGTAATTGACGTACTCCGTAGCCTGCTTGGCGGCCTCAATATCGCCCTCCTCCTCAGGCTCGAACTCACAGACATTCTCGCCGCCCATGAAAATGCGCATGAGCGTTGGCATGACCCACTCGATTGAGTCCCTGACATCGGGCGAGACAACTTGCGAGCGGCCGTCCTGTTCATTGCCGAACGGGCGGGCAAAGTAGTAGTCGAGATTCTCTTGGCGCTGTACGGCCAGGTCTGAGCCTGACAAGCCATCGCAGTTGCGAAGCTCTGATTGGACGATTGCCCGAACCTGATCTTCAGACAGGGGCGATTTGCGGTCAGCCAATTAGACAACCCACTGCTTGTTATTAACAATCCGCGTTATTTGGGCCTTCGAGACACCGATGGAGCGGGCGATTGATGCCCGCGATTCCCCCGAAGCAGCGCGCGCACGAATATCAGAAGCAATATTGGCCGTTATCTTGGAGCGGCCATTGAGTTGCCCGACATTTCTTGCGCTTCTATGGCGCGCTACCCTGTCTCTGATGTTGTCAGAGTTTGTCCCGCAATAAAGATGGGCGGGATTAACGCACTTCCGGTTGTCGCAGCGGTGCAAAACATGAAGCCCATCCGGGATAGGACCACAGTTTGTCTCAAAGCTAAGGCGATGCGCCCTAACAGTACGCCGCGCCCCGCTCCTTACGTCTACCAATTCGCCATACCCATCCATCGTCAGGCGACCAGTAAAGTCCCAGCATCCGTTAGCAGAGATAGCAACATGCCTCATCAAGCGTTCTGCTGGGTTAGTTGCGGTGCGATGCATTAGACCACCCAACTTGTTGATGGCTGCGACCAATCGGAATTATTACTGGGCTCAGAATAAGCCACGCACATCAGGCCGAAGGCATCGGCGGCATGGCTTGACCAGTCATGGTTAGGCCCCAGACCTATCCCCCGGTCATCGTCGGATTTCTTTTCGTGATACCAGCCCAGGGCATCGCGCCCCGGCTCTGTGGTGTCGGCGTTGAACCAGATACGCGGGAACAGGCGACGGCCACATTCAATCCGCATCTTGGCAGCGCCAGCCCCTTGGTTGGGAATGACGCGGACGCTAAAGCCGGCCTCGCTCAATGCGCTTTCGTATGAGACGCTGAACACTTTGTCGTTCTGTGCACCGTCATGTGGCAGGATGATTTCGGCCTTGTCCCAGCCCTGCGCTCGCATCCATGCGACATGGGTTGCAAGCGGCTGGCCGACAGCCTCGTAATAGTCCAGCACACGGATTTCACGCCCGACGAATTGGGCTATCCAGATGGCACACGCATCGGCCTTTGCACCCGTGCCACCGATATCCCAGATGGCGTAGATGGACATGAGCGGGTCTTGAGCGACCCTGCCGATACGGCCCTGTGCTTTCGCGTCAGACAGCGATTTGGCGTAATAGGCGCCGTCAGCGACCGACACAAAGTCACCCTCCCAGACATGCTCGTATTGGTCTGGGCGCTTTTCCTTGTCCTCAAGGCGGGTCTTGTTGAGAATGTCAGGGAACCACGGGTTGTCCCGCCAGTTCATCTGGACGATCTTGGAATCCTTGGGAGGATCGACCCTGAAGCGCTTATGCGTCGCGCTCTTTTTGCTCTCCGGGTTCCATGTGACCCAGATTTCAGCTCCATCCTCACGAACGGTGGGGATCGCCTTGGCCCATGCCGTCTCTGACACAGGCTCGGCTTCATCAACCCACAACAGCCGGATACGGGCCTTGGATTTGATGCTGTCCAAGTTGCGGCGTAGGCCAATGAAATCGTATTCGATCCGCCCATCCTTGGTGCGGACGTATTTCTCGCCAACGTCGTAGAAATCAGCCAGCCATGGCTCGGAAGCGATCGCAGCCTTGACCTCGGCCAAACTGCTTTCGTCCAGGCTGTTCATAAACTCACGGCCGCAGACGATAACACCCGGCATATTGGCCTGAGCATATTTCAGGCCCCATACCGCCGACATCTTGGCGAAGGATCGCGTCTTGGCTGATCCACGGCCACCATACGATCCACGATACATGGCAGGCCCCTCAAATACCGGGACCAGCTTGGCCGGGAGTTCAATCTCCGGCGTCATGCTTGGGATAGGCGGCCTTTATGAGAATTTCGTGGACGATGGACAGTGGATTATCGGAGTCCCCGCCTATGGGCTGGGTTGCCTTGCCGTCAAGCCTGTCCGCAACCTCTTTGATGGCCTGCACATCGCCGCTGGCGGCTTTCTCGACAAGCGCCTCGGCTATCTGGGCGAGTTTGGTCTTGTCGCCCTCCGTACGTCTTATGGCGACGTTGAGAGCA